GACCTCATTTGGATCACTTAGATTCTCAAAGACTGTTCTACAATCATTCTCAAACGCATAGGAAAGACTTTGGACGACTTTTTGACGATTACGATATCTTATATCAGCATCTTCTTCTAAAAGTTTACCAACCCATGTTTTATCGTCTTCCAGAAAGTTGGCAACCAAGAAATCTATTAAGGCATCCTTGTTGGTATACTTTCGGGAAAGTTTATAGAAATGATACTTGTCTTTACGATTTTCAAAGGACTGAACCGAATGGTTTGTTTTACCATTGTATTTGAAAAAATCGTATGTGTCCTTTGAGAAATGTAGTTTTAAAGATTCGTATATTCCAAATGTTTCATAACCAGTCATAAAGGTAAACGAGAACTTTTCTCTTTCAACATGTTATTATCCATAGCATCACCTTCCAACTTAGATTTTAAATTGGCGTTTACTAATGTTGCCGCCACTTCTATTTCAAGTCCAGTTTGTTTACAGTATTCTACAATCGCTTCTATGTGATTGTAATCAGTTTTGGAAACAAGAGCGTCAATGGCTTTGGCAAACTTCGCCATTTCATCTTTTGTTGGCATTATTCCTCACTTTTACATACTGATTGTGGTGCGTGAACAGGACAATTATCGTCATAACAATGATGTGTTGCCATCATTTCTTTGTTCAATCCGCACACTTCGCAAGTGGTTGCATTGGCACGAAATTTAGGAGGATTCATCAATGAATGAACTGTGGCATTCCATCTTTGTTTTGATTCTTCGAGGTCATCTTCTTCATTTTCAAATTGAATAAAATCATCTTCATTTACGAAATCCAAATGACCCTCAAAATGAAATCCTGCACCACGCAAGAACATTTCAAACTCATTCAAAATATCATCCAATGTTTCTGCATTGAACTCAACGGTTCTTTTAGATTGAATGCTATGCACAAAAGGCATAGATTCTTCCTGACAAACAAAAGTAAATTTAGACATTATTTCACCACACTTTCATATAGATTTTCAAATTGTTCATTCACAGCAACTTCTTCATCAAAGTTTTGCTTGTGATAAACTCTCACCAACTTCGCAACCAGTTTTTTAGGTAATTGCATTTGTTTTGCGGTCTCTGCAATACTCTCCCGAATAAAATCGTTTTCACCTTCGATTCGTGTCATTGAATCGGAACATTCTTTTACGATTTTAAACAACTTTTCACGGTCTGGTTGCGATAGTTGATTAATGCTCAACTGTTGAACTGCCATAACAAAAACTCCTTTTTTATTTTTTAGCGGACGATGCTACATTATGTGATTGTGCTGAAGCCGCAAATGCAACACAAATTAAATCATCACTCTTGGCATATGAACAACGAACCGAAAGAGGATCAATTCCTTTTGCGATTGCATTGTCAATATTTCCTGCCATTAATGTTCTATCTTTAATGAAATAATACGACATGCTTCCAACTGTGGTTAGAAGAATTAATGTCAAACAAATAACAAATGTCGAATCCAACTTAATTAAATCTGATACCTTTGCGTTCATAGTTGTTTTAAATCCTTTCTGTTGTAAAAAATGTGTCTGCCTATTACTGCTGTTTTTTCCATGTTTTTCCATTTTGGATTCACATAATCTGCATGATAGAATAATGCGCCGTGGGTTGGGTCCTCAATTCTTTCATAGTTAGCATAAACATATATCGCCAAATTTCTAATGTTATTATACAATGAATTGTTACTATTTGTCAAGACCTTACCTTGCGACATTGCCTTAGGTCTTTCTTCGCAGTACCATGAAAATTGGCAAACACCTGCCATTTTTTGTTTTACGACACTACAAATATCGGATTCAAAGCGACTACTTTTTACACGATTGATGGTGACAAATGCTACGGCAACTTTACCTATATCAGGCTCGTGACCTGCTTCAAAGTAAATATTTTCCGCTAAACATTCAATTTCTTTTTTTGTATCTTCTGTTAAGTTGTTGTAATATGCTTTGTATGGCATGTTTGGTCTTTCAAAATTTGACATGGCAATACCAAAAGTCAAAATCATAAATGCAACAACAGAGGTAATTAATATGCGAACCTGCATAATTCTCCTTAATTAGTTAAGGACCGCAGATGCTAAAATCCGCGGTCCAATCCCGTATCAGGTGGACTTTTTGCTAGTCTTTTCTTGTGTAGTATTGGGGATTTGTGAAACGAAGCCGTTTAGAATTTGCGCTTTAGCAATAATATCAGCTTCACTAGGATATGGAGGGAATCCCGGATGTGCCGGTATTTCACTTCCATGTATTTTCGCAACCTCACACTTTGTAGCGTATTCGTTTGCGACTTGCTCACGCTTACCATAATAATCTTGCTCAAGCATACCTTGAGCCATTTTCAATAAATCCAATCGGATTTCGAATGGTGTCATATTTGACATAATAATTCTCCTGTGTGTTTATTTGTGTGTTTACCGACGGTTGTGTGTATGCCGGTATCTTATTTAGTAACTACCAAGCCCAAGAAACGCAAGAATACCTTGTTCCTGATGTTACGGGCTCAACTCTGTGTGGATATAAAAAACAAGATGGAAATACAACAGCAGAACCTTTTGCCATTGGGATTTTTTCATCACCCCACATAATGAGTTCACCACCCTCATAATCATCATTTAACATTCCTAAAAATGTTAATGTTGGTATTCCTTTTCTCTCACCATCGAACAAAGTATGAATGTGGTCGCAATGTTCAGCCATCAGTCTGGTTTCTTTATACATGTTAAAACGAACTTCAGAATATCCTTGCCAACTATCAAACCAAGTAAAATTTAAATGTGTCACATATTCTTTATATGCGTCCCAAATTCTCTGCATGATGTATGGTTGAGTTGAAAGACCACGGCCATATGCAATATCTAATTCTTTACTACCACTTCTTGTATTATATGAACCATCCATTGCATTATAAAAAGTATGTTGTTGCCAATTAGCATTTTGCATTTCTCTAATTGTTTGTTTACAAGATTCTTCATCAATCCAATTTTCAAGAACCACAACATATGAACTTAAATCTCTATCCATTTTAATCCCACAATCCTTGATAATATTTGCCAAAAAGACGGAATCCATTTTTCATTCGGTTATGCACAATCTCCATTCCGTCATAATCACATTTGAATGTGTTCTTTGGTCCATCGGCCATCTGGTAAAACTTGTGTTCACCCTTTGGTACTTCGTTGCCATCTTTGTCAACAGGCACCCATTTAATATCAATATCACCTTCTCGGTAAGCTTCTTCCCAAGAATCATCGACCTTGTGTTCAAATGCAAAAATCATTTCATCGAGGACATAATCCCATCTTTTGAAATGATTGTCATCCGTATCATATTCGTTTTCTTTTGGTGGTGCGGATGTAGATTTCAATTCATCTGGTACATCTTTATCGTCAACATGAGGTGCACCATGTTTGGTGTCTCGCAATTGTTTCAACATCGGAAGAATGATGTATGAAAGGGTGTGGTCCATTGACCAAGTATCCCACTTATCAATCTTCACATAATTAATTTTGCGGTCAATTTTATCCCAGACCCATTGAATTGCTTTACTGATAGGTGTTAAACGGTCAGACCATTTTTCAACCCATTCAGGATGCTCAATGTATTTGTATTTACCATCCAGTTCATCCAATGCAGATTGAATGTTACTATTGCGGCTGCATTTTGACCAGTCTGTCCAAAAGAACATGTAGTCTAAAATTGTATATGGACTAATCCAATGGTCTTTATACTTATTGATGTAAATCTTCATAACTTTTCACTTTATCAATATTACGAATATCAGAGATTTTTTTTCTTTGTAACGAATTACCTAACCAACGAAATTTGGTACACAAGGTACACTTACAAACTCGTTTTGATTTTTTTCTTTTGTAATTTGCCATAGAATTCTTGCAGAGTGATTGGGTAATAAGGTACACTCTGCGAAACCTCATCTATCCTTAAGCGGCTAGAGCAAATCTTTCGTCATTTGCGTTTACTTTGTTTTGATTTTTACGCCTTGTCTGACGATTCTCCAGTTTTCTACTCATTGCCCTGTCGAGACCAGGTCACCCCCATCAAAAAAAGACATGAACCAAAATCAAAATTGTTAATAGTGTGATTACTATTACTTCATATGGTTTCAATCATATCTCCTTTTGGTGGAGGTGTCGGGAATCGAACCCGAGTCCAGAACACCTTTCAATTACCTTCAACGAATTAGGTGTGATGGTCAGCTTTCGCTTTTGCTACCGAATACTCGGTTCGTACCACCACATAAAACAATATTGTATCAGATA